AACTCCAAGATCTTGTGAGACAAATGAATCAGTCTCTTCACTCTCCTTCCAAGTTTCCTCCTCCTGCCGTTCCTCTTAAGTAGTCGCCTCGTCCTCGCTGAAGGGCTTCAGATCAAACGAGTAGTCCACTGTCTCGAGCTTCCGCTCATGACGGCGGATGATCTCCCGCATGACATCCTCGCCGTGCTCGGGCAGGATGTCTCGCAGGTACTCCTCCAACTGCTTCTTCGACAGCGTCCACCCCTTCTTCCACTCGCCGGGCTTCTTCACGAGGAAGACGAACTTGGACTGATTGAGGGCGATCTTCTGGGGGAGATCCTCGGACTTCCGTTCATTGTAGACCGCTGCAAGGTCGAGCTCGACAGACTGACGCTCCTCACGCAGTTCGCGCGCCTTTCCGTTCAGGTCATTCAGACGCTTGGTGATATCGACGTAGCGGCGCAGGGGGGAGGCAAGAGACTCCATTGAGAGGTTGTGGCTTCCACAGAAAGTATCCGTTTTTGACAAGGACATGACGTGGCTCGACGAGGATCAAATCAAACGCCTCAAGGAGGTGTATGCCAAGGAGCACCCGCGCGAACCGCCGATTGGAGGCACGTCATCAGAGGAGATCTGGGACGAGCTTCAGCGTCGCATGTGGGCGCACTGTAAGACGGGACAAGCAGAGTGCATCATGACCTCGCTGATGCGTCGCCCCAAGGCTCCCAAGGAGTGGAGCCTCAATCGATATGAGTGGCTCAGTTCAGATGACATTGATGCCGCGGAGAAGAACCTCTTTGTCACGATGGTGCCCGACTACTTCTATGTTGGATCCGTCCCCATGGACTTTGACCTTCAGACCGAAACGAGCAAGTGTCTCGTGTCGACACTCTGCGCCATGAAGCTCCCCGAACTCGCTGCAAAGGGCAAGCATCGCATCGGCATTGTGATCAACACCGACCCCCACGATGGACCCGGACAGCACTGGGTGGCCGTCTTCTGCGACATCCGCCCTGAGCTCGAGTTTCCTCGCATGACCTACTTCGATTCCTACGCCCAGAAGCCTGAGCCCGAGATCCGGACGCTGATGAAGCGGTGGAAGTCTCAGTGGGATGCCACGAAGACCCATACGCAGGGAATGAAGCTCACGTACAACAAGACGCGGCACCAGTACAAGGATTCGGAATGCGGGATGTACTGCCTGTATTTCCATTTGGCGTGCCTGCTCGAGATCCCGATGGATCAGAAACTCCCCGATGACGTCGTCAATGCCTTTCGCAACTTCTTGTTTCGCATGCCAAAGGAATCTCCCGCGAAGGAACAATGAAGGCGCTTCTGACTGCGCTGTTGGCGGCGATCGCGGTGTACCTCCTCTACGATACGTGGACACAGAAGCATCCGGTGTCCCTGCGAACGGGACGTCTCTGTGACTTTACGGTCGCAGGAGCTGTCTTCGAAGACCCCCAGTCTGTCATCCGGCGCGGCATTCGTCTCCTGGAGGTTCACATCTATTCGGATGAGCGTGATCAGCCCGTGGTTGCACTCAGCCCCCAGACGTCGGGGAGCAATGTCGCCCAAGACAACATCTCCTTCGAGTCCGTCTGCGTCACGATCGCGAATGATGCCTTCCCGTCCAAGGATCCGTTCATCCTCTCAATGGTGCTCCACACTGAACGCACGGTCACGATCGACAAGGTCGCCGAGCACCTCACGACCATCCCCCGGAAGCACCTCATTCCCGACACGGAGATCCAGTCGGCCGAGATCTCACAGCTCGCGAACAAGCTTCTGCTTGTCTCGGGAGGAGCGATCAATGGCACTGCGTTGGAGTCTCTGCTCAATCTCAACTGGAATGACGCAGGCGTTCGTCGGCTCACCTACCAGCAGGCGATCACGCCGCGTGACCCCTCCGAGCTCAAGCGCTTTACCCGTGATGGGATTGCAATCGTTGCGCCCGAGCCTGAATTCAAGACGATCACTGGAAATCCTCGCGCCCCCCTTGCGTTCGGATGCCAGTGGAATCTCTTCCTCGACGGACCCTCTGGCTTCGTCGCAAAAGAAAGTCGCGCGTCCTAAACAAAATGGATCCTGCGTCTACTGCTGTTGCTGCTGAAGCTGTGAAGGGTGCGGGCGCCGTTGCGGCGATGGCCGGGGGCAAGCGCTCCAAGTGGCTCGCCCACGTCAAGAAGACCATGAAGGCGCACAAGGGCAAGTCCCTCAAGGCCGTCCTCAAGATGGCCAAGAAGACCTACAAGGGCGGCGCCTCTGCGCTCTCCCCCGCCCAGGCTGGTGGCCGTCGCAAGACTCGCCGTGGCACTCGCCGCCATTAAAAGAGAAGCCTCGTCTAGAGGACAATGGACTCGCAACCGCTGACGCGTAAAGAGTCGAAGAAGTCCGCCAAGGACAAGAAGCAGTCCATCTATTCAACCAAACACATCCGTACGTTGGAGGCGTTGAAGGAGAAGCGCTCAAAGTAACCGACTATGCGAGACACGATACGTCGTCTGACGGTCTCTGTCTTTCGTCCGACCCCCACCCGCAAGCTTCCGACAGGTTTTCCCACGGTAGGTCTTCTTTGCGCACCCACTCTTGTAGTAGGCCACGTGCTGAGCATACCCTTTGTAGGTTCCGATCGACACCCCCACCTCTGCAGACAGTGCCTTCAGGAGACCGTACATCCACTTACTATACGCCGACCGGCTTCCGAGCGAGGGCTCGTGCGCGTGAAGGTACGCGGCAACCACGCGGCGAAGGGGCTGAAATGGATAGACCTTGGCGAGGGCGTGGAGGAACGTCCGCTGGGTTGCCATCTGCTCGGGCTCTGGTGCGTCCGGGTAATTTGTGGCGATCGAAAAGAGGAAGTCTCGACCGGGAACGGCGACGGGCTTCAGGCTCTTGTACTTCGCCTTGACCTCGGCGAAGGACGGATCAGGACCCGGATCGACAACCGTGGGATCCTCTTTGGCCTGGGCTCGGAGCTTCGCGTTGACGCGATTGTGGAGGTCGTAGAGCCACTTGCCTGGGTCCCCGCGGAGGGGGTGCTCCTTGACGAACTGCGTTGTCGACTCGCGACAGAAGCGACACGGCAGAATGTCCTTCATGCTGTTCAGCACGTCGTCGGGATGCTCAGAGGTAAAGGCAATCAGGTGGAAGAGTTGCCATGCACTCGGCGCCCAGAATCTGGTATCGTAGCCCATCTTCACGCACTTGTCTTACGCAAAGATAATGAAAGCGTGCATTTACAAACTTCGATGTCGGTTGACAGAGAAGTTCTATATTGGGTCAACAACCTGTACGCTCACAGTTCGGTTGAAGAAGCACCGCGCATCGTCAAAGGAGCAGCGCAAGCAGGCATCGCCACTCTATACGCATTTCCGTGAGGTCGGATGGCAGCACGCCGAGATGTCCGTCCTTCATGAGGTTGAGGTAGAGTCTCGGCACGCTCTTTTTCAGATAGAGAAAGCAGAAATCCTTCTCCACCTCGGGACGTCCCTCTGCCTCAATCACAATCGACCGGTCATTACTCGCGAAGAGAGAAAAGAGCATGATGTGGTCTATGGGAAGAAGCGTCGCGCCGAGAACAAAGACGACGAGCGTCAACGTCTCGCCGAGTGGAGACGGAACAATCCCGAAAAACGAGCCGAGCAGAATCGCCGAAGCGTCGAACAGCAGCGTCAGAAGCGCCTCGCCCGTGAGCAGAAAAATGTCGCGGTGTGAGTATAAACATGCTGGACACTAAGGATTTGATCATCATTACAGCTGCGATCTACCTGGGCTCGGTTGTGGCCAAGTTCTTTACCGCGCTGTCCGACGGCGTCATTGCGCCCATCCTCGCCCCCGCTGCGGCGGCCGGCAAGGGCGTTGCCGCCTACACCGTCACCATCGGTGGCGCCACCCTCAAGATCGGTGAGCTCCTCTCCTCCCTCGTCCAGCTCATCATCTCCTTCGTGATCGTTGTCTTCACGATCGGCATCCTCCGCACCTACTTCCTCTCCAAGATCGGGGCTTCTCGCACTGCGTAAAAAAGTAGAGGCTTGATACAAATGGCTCGCAAGACCTCTCGTCGTGGAGGTGCCTGGTATGATCCCCGGACGTGGCTCACGAAGTCGCCCGAACAGAAGGCGAAGGAGTGCGCCGATGCAACGAAAAAGAAGGATGAAGTCTGTGCTGGTGAGGCGTCCGCGTCCAGTCTCCCCACGGACACTCCTGTCACGGATACCTCAGCACCGGCTCCTGCCTCCAGCTCTGTCGGTGCGCGCCGCCGTCGCCGCGTCACCCGTCGCAAGACCTACAAGGGAGGGAAGCACCGCCGCTCCCATTAAAGCTGCCCGAACCGGAAGCTTGACCATCCGCCCGAGGGCAGCTTTCCATACAGCGTCTCGACACGCTTTCGGAGCTCCTGAACTCCCACATTGACCTCGTTCTGCCGCTTCCACTCCTTGAACGACGTCGCAATCTCAGTCCATGAGACCTTCTCGTATCCCTCCGCGGGATCCGTGACGGTTTCCTCATTCGTGTGGAAGAACTCTCCCATGAACCGCGCAATCGCGTCAGACTCCTCCTTGTAGTCGTTCGTATAGGCATCGACCTCCTTTGGCGGAGTCAACCGCGTCAACCCCTTGCCCTCCATGTGGAGGTGGATCAGATAGGCCAGGAAGCACTCCGCCCACTCCTGCGAGAGCACCTTGTGCATGATGCTCTCATCCATCTCGAGCTCATTCGGAGCCTTGGGATTCGCCACGAACTTCGACGTGAACTCGATCACCTTGAGACGGCGCCAGGTACCTCCATCATTCGAGTTGACCTTCGGCTTGTCGTTACACGCCAGGTGGCACTTGGCCTGAACGTCGAACTCCACCATCTCCTTCGATCCCTTGAAGAGATCACGACCGGTCACCTTCTCCGAGCTCGTCAGCTCCTTCATGAATCCCGTCGACAGAGGCTCTCCCTCATCGGGCTCGGACATGAAGACGAACCGCTTGCCGCGCATGCGGACGAGCTCTGGATTGGCAGCTCCCGCAGCTCCACGCTTCTGGGTGAACATCGCGATGTTCGCCTTGTAGCAGTAGTCCCCGAACGCCGTGGCGCACAGGTTCATCAGCATCGACTTGCCGTTCGATCCCGATCCCGTGAGGATGTGGAAGCGCTGGGTGAAGACACCTGAGAGGCAGGTCGCGAGGTGATTGAGGAAGTAGACACGCGTCGCCGTATGAGGGAGGATGCTCTTCAGGAACTTCTCCAGCTCCGGCCAGCAGGAGAACTGAGTGTACTGGGTGTCGAGGCGGTACTCGAGGTTGGTACAGAAGCTGATACAATCCTCGGGCTGTCCCGGGCGGAAGCTCTGGATCAGGGTATCGTAGACACCGTTCGTGAAGGCGATGAGATGCTTGTTGTCATCGAGCTTCTTCGCGAACTCGCGATCGTAGAACAGAAGGCGGCACTGCTTCATCACAGACTCTGCGAAGCCCGTGCGGCGGAGCTTGAGCCAGGCATTCCAGTACATCTTCTTCTTCGAGATCGCCTGGCAGGTCTCGCAGGTCGGATCGGGTTCCTTGAACGAGTGGGCACAGGGATTGTTCTGCGCGAACGTTCCCTTCTCCTGCTCCTTGGTCATGAACAGCTTCGCGATGTCCGACGGGAGACGCTTCTGCAGCTCGACGCCGTCATCCGTCTGCCGCCAGATATGGCCGACATACTGATACCACTCCTTGTTCTTGAAGTCCACGCACTTGAACTCATCTCCATACTTCGCGAAGATGACCTGCGCGTAGTCATACTCCGTCTCACGCTCGGCCGCATCATCCACCAGGCGATCGACGTTGCTCGCCTCGATGGCAAGGTAGCCCTCGAAGTTGTCGAGCTTCGACCACGCCCGCAGACTTCCGAGCCCCAGACGCTCACCCTCCACGCGGAAGACGAAGCCATTCCACGCCGTCCGTGCCTTGGCCTCCCGACCCGGAACCGTTGTCCTCGCCATGAAGTCCAGGAAGACGTCCTCGAGATCAGGGTGGATGTTCTTGAGACACTGCCCAGTCGCCGCCCAGTCGTTGTGGTCGCCATTGTAGCGATGCTCTCCGAGGTTCTTCACGTGCTTGTCAATGTAATCCTTGAATGTGTCCGAGAGCGGTGCGATATAGACGCCACGGCCTGGAGACGAACCGCGCGAGTCGGTGTTCCCGCGCTCCATCTGGCGACCGCGAGACACTGAGCGGTTCACCGGAGCCTCGGCGGGCGGACGGCAATGCTCGATCGCGAACGGGGTCAGAGGCGTCTCCTCATCCTTCCGAGACCGGACAGAGAGCTTCTTGACAAGGTCGGGCGTGATGACCTCGGGAACCGTCTCGTCCACGCTGATGTCGCCCGTCTCGGGATCCCAGTCCAGCATGTAGCGGATCTTGTAGGGCAGCGCACCATCAGTGTTCTTCTTCGAGCCGAGCAGCGGCCAGTTGTTCGTGTGGCTGAGGGGCTGCTTGTCATAGACGTCGTCCCAGGGCTTCGTGCACCCGAGGTCTGGGAAGAAGGACTCCATGTCCTTGATGAGCGAGCGACGGATGCTCTGCTCGACATCCGCCCGGGTCTTGACCGCGGGGATCTGGATGTGGATGCCAGAGCTGGAGAGGTCATCGGCCTTGCTGTAGGTCGGGTGATCCTTCTCCAGGACGAAGAGCTCCACGCTCTCCGGAAGAACGTGATAGTCCTTGAGCTTCGCCATGAAGGCGGTCGCGAACGCAACGACCTGCTCCTGCGTGTGCTTGTGCTCCTCCACGCGACCCTTGTACTTGAAGTCCAGGTCAATGCGCACCTGACCGATCGGCGTCGACTTCTCTGTGAGGAAGCGAGCCTTACAGTTCCGAAGGTCGGCACAGTACAGCTTCAGGAACTCCTCTTGGTCATCGTCATTGATCATCCACTTCTCGCGATTCTCGAAGGACCAGTGGCTGAAGGGCTTGTCCTTGTCGGTGACCTGCCTGCTGACCTTTTCCCGGTCCGTCTTTCCATTCGGGTTTCCATTCAGAAAGAGATCCAGACGAGTCGCCATGATACTCCCCTCGACAACTTCTCGGCGACCCATCCGTTTTGAACGCAGGAAAACGGACTCGAAATGTCTCACGAGAGGACAAGCACAATGAAGTTCTGCCGTGATTGCTCCAACTTCCTGTTTGACACGATTGAGCGTGAGGTCGATGGAAAGCGTGCAGCCTTCCGCAAGTGTAGATCCTGCCCCTACGAGGAGGCGGTGACCAAGGCCAACCCCATTGTCTACGACCACAGCCTCCAGCAGGACACGGCCACGCAGTACTCGATCAATCCCTATATCGAGTATGACCCAACCCTCCCGACCTTCACGACGATGGTGTGCCCGAATGGCGAGTGCGCCACACGGGGAAAGGAATCCTCCATCAAGGGCATCAAACTTGATGCTGCGACCGTGATGTGGTATTATCGGTGTACGGTGTGTAAGGAGACGTGGAAGCAGCTCGCACGTCAGAATGATGAGTAGCCTATTCGCCCAGAGGGCTCACTTCACCACCCCGCACTCTGGGGGAGACGAGTGTAACTGCCCTGAGAGTTCTTGAAGCCCGTCGGGAGACCGCCCGGGCGCTGAACTGGAGACGACCCGAGGGCACCTGACGTCCCTGCGAAGGAGAGCGTTGCGCGTGCGTCGGGATTCGACCGGGTCTGAACCACCTGCTGACCCTGAACCCGAGCCAGGTTGGTCACGGCCATCGTTCTATTTGCATAGGTGGTAACGTCGATGACGCCAGTTTGGCTGGTAATGGCAGTGCCCGTTGCCGAACTCTGAACGATAAACACCGTCGACGAGGGCACACGATAGACCGTGGCCAGGGACTGATTGTACGCCGTGGTTCCCGTCAGTCCCGTAATCGTGACATACGGAGTCCCCGCAACGATCCCGTGCGCAATCCCCGTGGTGTAGTACACGAGCCCGGTAATCGTACCCGACTGTACCTGAACCCGCGTTCCCGTCGTCGCACTGGACAGCACAAAGGTCGTTGCGGAAGGAGCTGCGAGAACAGTGGCTCCACTGGCCGTAAACGTCGTGATCCCCGTCACACTGATGACATCTCCCGCGACAAGTCCGTTGGCGACGCTGGTCGTGTAATAGACACGCCCACCGAGGCTTCCCGCGCTACCGCCTGCAGTTCCGGTGACACCCGAGGATGCAATCGAGAACACGGTGTCGCTGATGCGAACAACGGCAGTCGCGATTGACTGATTCGGATCAACGGTGAGCGACCCCTGATCCATGCCGCTGATCGTCACGAGGTCTCCCGTGGAGAGGCCGTGTGCCTGAGAGCAGGTGTAGAGGATGACGTTTGTTCCTGCACCTGCGCTGCTGATAATGTCCGTGCGCGCGTCAGTCACCGTCGTCGTCGAGACAGCTGAAACGGTTGCGTTGAGTCGCGACACCACCGTTGATGCGGGCGTTGTGACAAAGGCCGCCTGGCTCGCCAGAAGCTGTGCGTTGATGAGGGACTGCGAGAGAGAGACGTTGTCTCGCGTCTGGATGGCAGGCCGGATGGCAGAGGCCGCCGACGCTTTGAATTTGAGGTACTGCGTATACTCCGAAGCAGAGAGAGTCGGCATTACTTTACTTCAAGAACAGTTTCCGGCCTGCCTGCGGAGAGATCCATGTCGGCAGCGCAAGGACGGTTCCAGGGATATACCGCCGAACCTCAGAGGCTCGAAGCTGGGAGGCCATGTAGCCGCCCTTCGTCGGAGCCACAAAGGTGCGGGACTTGGTCTCCGGATCCGTATTCACAGTTGCAGCGGCCTTGAGCATGCGCGTCATCTGAGAGGCATCGGGGACACTGGGCATTTAGTAAAACGGAAGATTTTCGCTGAAACCTTCGTTGACGTATACAATGGAGCATCCCGAAGTCAAGCCCGTCTTTCGTGCCCAGGTTGTCGAGTCGGTTCAGCAGCCCCGCAAGACTCGAGGCTATTACACCAAATACGAGTACACGGCTCTCGTCGCCATGCGGGCTCAGCAGCTGGCCGAAGGCGCGAAGCCTCTGGTCGAGCTGACGGGTCTTCGCCAGAGCGATCCCCTGTTTGTCTGGAACGTCGCCAAGCGCGAGATCGAACTGCGCAAGCTTCCGTTCGTTGTTCGCCGTCAGCTTCCTGATGGAACGGCAGAGTTCTGGTCGACGCAGGAGCTGGAAATCGTCTGGTAAAAGAACAAATGGATCCGTTTGGAGACCTGGACGCGAAGCTGGAAGCAGACCTGCAGAAAGACGCGTTCAAGACAAAGCTGGCGGCGTTCCTCAAGGCCTACGCCGCGAAGGATCGTGACACCGTTGGAAGGATGCGGAAGGATCCGCAGGTGGAGTGGATTTTTCAGTTCACGACCTACTACGACCTCAAGAAGAGGGAGGGGAGCCTCCGCGACCACGAGCGCGCCGCACTGGCCGACATTGAACTGAAGTACCGCAACAGCATTCCGAAGGCGTATTCCAACGGGGTGCTCAAGGCGATGCTGACGCCTGTTGCCCTAGCGGTCTCCTCGGATGTGGAGCGCATTCAGAAGTATGGAATTGCGACCCGCGAGGATGCGTTTGCTCTCGCAAAGGGGAAGGGACGCTCTCGTCGTCGCCGGCTTACACGTCGCCGTCGTACCACTCGTAAGAGGTCATGAGCACTCTGTATCTTTGGATTGCCGACCCGATCCTGCGTCAGGCCATGCGCGAGCACACCGCCAATCGTCGTGCCACGGACAGTGGAGTCGACCTGATCTGCCCACACCACGTATTTTCCAATCTGCCGCAGAACTTCCTGGGTCGTGAGATTCGCACGGGCGTCGTTGCGGCTGCAACCAGTGTCATTCACGGACCCGTCCCTGTTCTTCTCCTGGCACGGTCGTCGACCTCGATGACTCCTCTTCGGATGTCCAACCAGATTGGCCTTGCAGATGCGGGCTATCGGGGCGAGCTCATTGCGCGCGTGGACTACTTTGGGAAGGAGTACGAGTATGAGATTCCGTTTGGACGCCGTCTCTTCCAGATCGTCGCCCACGATTGGCTTCCGTTTACGACGATTGTCCTCGTGGATCGTCCGGAGGAGCTTCCTGCTGCCCCAGACCAGCGAGGAGCTGGTGGATTCGGGTCGACGGGTCAGTAAAGTAAATCCACAGAGTAAAGGTACCCACTAATGTCCCCAAGGCCATCCACCCCAAGACTTCCATTCTTGTCTTTCCTCTAGACAATGCCGGGTCGTCGCGATACATGGAACAAACCCCTCCCTCGTCAAAATATCGTCATCATTCACAGGGCGGATCGGACTCCCTTGACCCGTCGCCAGCGTGCTGAGCTCTCGGAGCTGAATGCTGAGGTCGATACCCCTCCGGATGAGCGGAACCTCTGGACTACCGAGTACAAGCTCGCGCGCAAGATTGGGCAGGACTCGAGCTCAACAAAGGTTCAGGGAGGTCGTCGGAAGACCCGTCGCTCAAAGCGCAAGAGCCGCAAGAATCGCCGCTAACATCAGAAAGAGACCGTCTGCCCACCCATGTTCCTTCGACGCCCCAAACACAGAAATCCCAAACATGTCCCGGAGCCCTCCGGACGCGTTTGCGAGCACTGCAAGAACGACAAGGACGATCAGAATCCACTGTTTCGTCTTCGTCATTGAAAACCGATGTATGTTCTCTTCGGAGAAACAACGGTACCATGAACTTTACATCCGATCTGCTCGTGAAGCTGACGCCCCAGGAGCGACTGCTCCTTCAGGTGCTCTACGACCGCGTCTCAGCTCCTCCTCCGCCTCCGCAGGAGTGGCCGTGGACAATGAAGGGTCCTGCGACAGACGCACAGGCCTTTAAAGCCCGGAGAGGCGTGCCAAGTCCGCAGCTGACGGCGGGTAGATCAGGAGCGTCTGTCCCGCCGCTGGAGGAGCGAGCATCTTCGGGGGGTCGTGGGTCACCAGGCGCATCGCCTGCGCAACATCAATCGACTCCGTCGGAGTAAAGCGAGAGTGATCCTTCACGATATCCTTCGCAATGGAGTCCAGTTTGACGTCCTTCGTCCAGACGAGCACGCCAAATCCAAGAATCAGCATCAGGGCAAACCCGAGCAGGGCAAAGTTGCGATAGGTTGCACGGAGGAGCATTGTTGATTCGCCAGAGA